CTAAAGCACCAGCAGTTGTACACCAAATAGCATAATCTGTTCCAGCTGTAGCTGATGGCATAGTAATAGAAGTTGCTGAAGCTATAGTTTTAACATCACCATTAACTTCAATGTATAATCCTGTGTTTGTTTCCATTGTAAAAGCACCTGTTTTATCCCAAGCAACAACTGTTGGGTCAATTTTTCTAAACAATCCATAAACTGGAGAAACTACACCTGATGCTAACTTGGCACTAGTAATAGAACCATCAACAAGTTGAGAAGTTCCTACTGAACCACTACCAACTGTTGTTAAAGTAATTGCTCTTTCTGCTAATATAAAATCTATAACATCTGTACCTGTTAAAGCAGAATCAAATACGATTGTACTTCCTGATACTGTGTAAGAACTTTGAGGTGCTTGTATGACACCATTAAGACTAACTGTTAAACTCTCTGCACTAGAAGGTACATAAGCAACAGTATTTAATAATAAGTTATAAGTTGCTGTAGCACTTGTTGTAATAGAATCTAATACTGTTCTATCAGATAAATTCGATATACCTCTACCTATGTAACTCATTCTGTTACCTCCTCTGGAAATTCATATGCTTCTACTTTTTCTACAGTATCTAAACCTGTAGGAGCATCTCTTAATGCTTGTCTATATGTAGCCATAGCACTAGACATTGTTAAATCTGAATTAGCTGTCCAATCTGTTTTAGCTAATAGATAATTTCTTGTTTGTCTTAATTCTTTAATTTTTCTATCGTAAGCACCATTAGTCCAAGCTATTTCTTCAGCATCTCTTAATGTTTCTTCCTCTGCTGTTAAATTAACAACAACCCCATTAATAATTTGATTTCTTGCCATGTTAATTTAATACTCCATATAATGAATAAATGTCTTTTATATTTCCTGTACTTGGTATTAATTTAAGATAGTTAATTACAGCTGTATTTTGTAATTCAAAACTACCATTATAAGTATAAGGGTCACCACCAGCCATATGAGTATAAACAAAATTAATATATTTATATCCTATATAACCTAGAGAGTTTAAAAATATATTTCCACTTCCTCCAACATCTGCCGCACTACTATGTGCCGAGCCTAGTTGTACAGAACCTGTTGCATTTGCTTGTTCTTTTCCAGTACCACCACCACTCAACTGTTGATAAACTTGTGTTTTTCTTGTAGTACCAGTAAAATTACTTCCATTATCATGAGAGAAATATAAACTTACTGTTGCTTCACTAGTTGTCACAGTATTTTTATGACAGATAAGATAAAAATGTTTGTATGTGCTTGTTACTACGGAACTATCAAATACTACTGCTGTAGTTCCAGCACCTGCATCTATTGTACTTAATAAAACCATATTACTTGTACCAGTTACTGTACCTGTAAATGCAAAGGCATCTGCTAGATTAATTCCTTCTGCTTGTATTTTATCTATTGCCATTATTTATCCTCATATTAATTTAAATCCTAAAATTCTTGTACCTTGGTCACCACCATAAGAAGTAGCTGTACCTGAATCATCTGTTGTCATTGTAGCAGCAGCACCTATTACATCACCAACAGCTAAATCTGCTATTACACTAACACTTATACTTAAATGATTTTGTGTATTATTTGTATTAGTATGAGTACTATAAAGATTACTAAGTTTTGTTCCATTAGTACCTTTCCATATCGCTAACATTCCTGAAGATAGATTACCTTCAGCATCATATACATTAATTTGACATTGTAGAAAATATTTTCCATCTTGACCTGAAGGGACTGTAAAAACATTTGATGCAAAAGCACCATCACTATCTATTTCTTCAGTACCAAAAGTTAAGTTTGTATAAGTATTATGACTTAAAGTTTGTTGTCCTGATTCTCTTGCACAAAAAGATGGAGTATTAGTTTGTCCAAATGTACTACCATCAGCTAACTTAGAAGTAGCAATACTTCCTGATAGCATATCGTTAGTAACTGAACCTACAGCTGGTGCTATTGTACCTACACTCTTACCTAAGAATACTGCATACATAACATCAGTACCTGTTGTTGCACTTGTTAGCGTAAGAGTAGTACCTGATACAGTATAAGAACTGTTAGGATTCTGCCTTACATTATTAATGAAAAGAGCAATGTCTTGTGGACTACTGACTGAATATGATAAAGTATAGCCTGTCGTTGCAGAAGTTGTAAAACTCTGCTTCTCTAAAGTCTGATACTTATCAGCTGGTGTGTTACCTATATAAGACAACTTATGAAATCTCCATTATTGAAAGTGATGAATCAATAGTTGCTGAATCACTACAATCAATTTTTAAAACATCAGATGCTTGTAATACAACTTTAGATCCAGTAAGAACTTCTAATGTTCCACCAACTGAAATAGGAGCATTACGAACTGCATAAACTGTTTCATTAGTTTCATGATCGTTTGTACTAGATACAATTTGAACACTAACAGTAATAGCAGATGTATGAACATTACATAATAATAATCCTAAGACTACAGCTGTTTCACCAGATTGTACTGTGTACAATGTTAATGGTGTACCAGCACTTGTTGGCATTGCAGCTTTTGTTTTTATTTTAAATGTATTTGCCATTTTATCCTTTCTAGCCTAAAGCTATTGCTAAAGCTGTAGCATCATCTAATGAAGCTCCAGAACCAGCTATTGTTAAAGTTTCATTACCACCATCACTACCTTCTGTAAAGGTAATATTAGATCCAGCTACTAGTTTACCATTAAGATAACCAGCAGTTGTATCATTACTAGATACTTTAACTAAAACATCTGTTTCAGAAGTTATAGCAACCCAAGCACTACCATTGTAAAACTTCATTAAGTTACTTGTAGTATTATAAAATAAATCTCCTTCATCTAATGATGATACTGGATCACTTGATCCTATGCGATATTGATTAGCAAATGTATTTACATCTACAATATTAGTAGCAACAGTTGTTACATTAGTATCATTATCAGATACTGTAGTTACATTACCAGATATACCAGCAACAGTAGTTACATCTCCTGATATACCAGCTACTGTAGCAATATTTGCAACAACACCTGATGCTCCAAGAATTGCCATATCATCTACTACATCAGAAGTTCCCAGAGTATTCATATCAGAAACTACGTCAGCAGTTCCTAGAACATTCATGTCAACTACAACGTCTGCTGTACCTAAAGTATTCATATCTGCAACCACATCAGCAGTTGCTAAAATATTCATGTCTGATACTACATCAGCAGTACCAAGTAAATTCATAGCAGTTACAGTTCCAGCACTACCTAAAACATTCATGTCGTTAACTACATCAGAAGTACCTAAGATAGCCATATCGGCTACTGCATCAGCAGTACCAAGTCTACCTATCTCTGTAGCTTTATCAGCAACAGCACCAATGTCGGTTGCATCTCCAGCCACAGCAGTTACATCAGAAGCTATTCCACTAACTGTTGTAACTTCAGTATCTATTCCAGCTACAGTTACTATTTCAGCTGCTATTGCAGCAACTGCAGATACATCTGTAATTGATTGATCGAACTCTAAAGCATCACCAGCACTATTAACTGATAGTATTTTGTCAGCTACTAATTCAGGAAAGATTAATCCATAAGCTGTAGAAGTAGTAGAAGATGCTCTTGGTGATAGATTAATATCTACACCTTGTTGTTGCATCATTGCAATAATTTTGTCTAATTCTGTATTTAAAGAATCAATAGGAAATATACCAGTTGTTGCAAAATCAGTAGTTCTTGCTATAGGCAAGTTTCTACTAATAGTATATTTATCATTAACAGTAGCACCACCACCAAGAGTAATAGAACCACCCCCAGTTACACCAGCACCACTTACACTATATTGTGCAGCATTAGCTGGACTAGCAGATAAAGTTAATGTAGTAACAGCACCATCAGATATAGCTGTTTTCTGTACTATTAAGTTAGAATCTGCAAAAAATTCAAATGGAACACTAAACGAAGTTTGAGCAGCAGTTGCTGTATATTGTATTCTAGGTGATACATCTGATATTGTTATTGCCATTTTATCTTAATACATTCTTTTCTAATTTGTCAAATACTGAATCCAAAAACCATACATTTTGAAATGGTACAAGTCTACGCACATTCCGTGCTGTGTGATGGTTGTATTTTCCTGTACCCCACGTCCACATTACATCTGCTATATTAGATAATTGACTAGCAGTTGGACCTAATACATCTGGTATAGGGTTATTTAATATATCTTTATATGTACCATAAGGTTTTTTACCACCTAGTAATGGTCTTAAACCTATTTGATTATTACCTAATCTTTCTATTGCATTATTAATATCAGAAAAAATACCACCTAATCCTGATCTATCAAATCCATCTACAAGTTTATTAGCAAATGGTTTCTTACCATAATCTTTACCAAATTGTTTTTGTCTAAATGCATCTACCATCATACCAGCACCCATTAATAAGAATACACCTTGCATAAAGTTTTGATCTTTTTCTTGTAATCCTCTCATTAACATTCTTTGTGTAGCAGCTGCACCAAATTTTTTAAACTGTGCTATTGCACCACCCATTTCACTATTTGCCCATAATGGTATATCTCCTTTACTTGGAGTAACAATATCTACATTAACTTGTTTACCTAAACCTTGATGATAAATATCAGATGCTTTTAATGCTTCTGGAGTATTATCCCAAGCATCACTATTAGCAACACGCATATGTTTAAAATCATTACCATCTGCTTTTTTAGATATTTTACCATTCTTACCTACACCATGTTTTTGATATTGCTTGTAAATTTCTCTAGCTGTTGCATCATCAATTCCAATACTATTTAATCTAGCTCTATTAAGCTTAGATATTTTTTTACCTAATGCTATTTTTTCTACATTCTCAATAATTCTTGTACCATTATAAAAACCAGCCATAGTTTTTACTGAAGCGTTCCAAGGGTTACTTGCATTAAGAAATGTAAAATAAATATTACCTACTTTACTCATACCTCTTTCCATTTTATTAAACACACCAAAAGCATCTTCCATACCATACATACCCATAGCTCTTGAGCTATCAATCATATCTAATGCTTCACCACCTAATTGTGTTGAGTTTTTAGACATTTTAATTAATTCTTTAGTCATACCACTTTGAAACATTTCTAATTGAACTTGAAAAGTTTTAGTCATTCCATTAATCATAACTAGTCTAGCAGTATCTACTACTTGAGCTATACCAGTAAGCATTGTAGTAGCATTATATAGTTTAACCATTCTAAGACCTCTACTAAAAGTACGATTAGGATTATTTGCTAATCCATAAGTACCTCTAACTAAATGAATACTTGCATCTAAATCTTTAAGATTTGAAAGTTGTTGTTTAGTTAAATAATTTCCAATAGGTAAAGCATCTTCAGTTAAATGTTGATCGTAATATTTACGATAATTACCATTTTTTACTAACATATCATCTGCTATCTGTAGTATTCCTTGTTGATAAGGATTGTCAGGTGACCATCTAGTTCCATATCCCATAGGATCACCAAACACTTTAGTTAATTCAATATCAGGAACTACTTGATTAAAGTAATGTCTTTGTAATAACATTATATCATCTTCCATAAAACCATCTTCCATTAATCTTGCATAATTAATATCTAAATCTCTACCTAAAAACCTACTTGATATTTTAGTTACTTCTCCTATTGCTTCATCTGGCATTTTACTTAAAATGTCATCTATGTTTCTTAATGCTATTGTTGGTTGATACTGCATAAATGAAACAATAATGTCATCTATAATTGCTGGTGTCATTGTAGGTGTTTTACCAGCTATTATATCTAATTCTTCTCTCATAATTTTAATAAAATCTTGAGGACGAGCATCAATAACATCTCTTTTAAATAAAGGATTTATATAATTAGTTTTTAATTGTATTCCTTTTTCTTCAATAATAGCTATTTTAGATTCTAGTTTTCTTTTCTCTACTATTAAATCTGCAAGTCTTTGTACTTTATCTGGATCTTTAACTTTATTTCTTCCTTTAATACTTCCGTCCATTCGTGTAATAGATAATTTAACTTTCTCTAATTCTTGTTTATGCCAAGCAAGAGGTATACCAGAATCTTTATATTCTTTACCTAATGGACCATAAAATAAATCTTGTGTATGTTTAGCTGCTGCTAATACTTCAGGTGGAAATTCTCCATCAGGATTCATTCTAGCTCTAGTTACTTTAGAAGAAAATTCTCTAGGAGATAAAATTCCATATTTTTGTTGACCAGTTCCCATTTTTATATTAACTAATTTTTCTGCCATATTCTGTTCTCGTTTACCAGCATTTTTAAGATATGCATTGTATTCACCCATAATTGCATTATCTACAGTCTTAATCATTACATGACGAGATTTAATTTTTCTTTCAATAGTAATACCACTAGTAATTCCCTCAAAATTACCTTTAGTTAATAAAGGACTTTCTAATACTGATGTAATAAAATCTTGTTCTTCTAATCCACCAGTTTTTAAAACTCTAAATATAGGAGTAAATCCAGATCCTTCACCAAATATTCCTAAACCAGTAGGTTGTATTTGATTTGATTTAATCCAATCTGCTTCTGTTTTTAATCCATCGCTAATATCTGAAGCACCAACAGATTTATTTTTATAAACACCATCACCAATATACTGTGTACCATAATGGTTATCAAGATTGTCTAATTTAGCAGCTGTATCATCAAATGATTTTCCACCGATTTTATTATTAATAGCTGGAAATAAAGCTGGTAATATAAATCCACCAGCTGTAATTAATGTACTTTCTAAAGCAGATCTATCTTCATTAAACATTCTTTTAACTTGTTCTTCTCCTCCTATAAGAGTACCAGCTTTTGTACCTCTAGCTAATCTACTTCCTGTAAATAGAAATTTACCAGCTTTACTAAACATAAATAAACTTGACGGATCTGTTAGTCCACCTATTACTCTACCTATAATGTATTCAGGAGAACCATTTGAATTTTTAGAATCTTTTTTAAAATCTTGAATTAATCTATAAGTTTGTTTAGCACTTTTACTATGCATAAAATTACCAACATAACTTTCTAATCCTTTTATTTGAGGATCAATAAATATATCATAATTTTTATCTACAACAAATTCAGTATCATTTTCATTTACAGTAGCATCTACTAAATATTTTAAACCTAAACCAAAGATATTTTCATCAGCCCAACCAGCACCTATATTCATTAATCCTTCTCCATAAACTCTTGGAGAAGTAGGAAATGGTCTGCCGTTTATTTTTAAATCATCATTAACAAGTGGTTGATTACTTAAAGATACATTACCCATTATTGACTATCTAATGGAGTTCCAGCTTCAATTTTTTTATTTAGTTCAGGAAAATATGTATATTGACCTTGTGACCATGCTTGTATTAAACCAGCAACATCACCAAATCTAGTTCTAAAACCACCATATCCTTTTTCAGCCATTCCTTCTGCATCATTCCAAAGTTCATTTAATAAAGCTGGTTCATATTTACTAATGTTACTATAGTTGTCACCAGCAAAAACTAATTTACCTGATCCTTCATTGTAAGAATCAAATGTTCCTATATGTGCTAAATCTCCAGTTTCTATAAACTTTTTTAATGCTCTTTTAAATCTTGGTCCAATCCATGTAGGACTATTATAAGCCAAATCTACTAATGCTACTGCTAAGTATGCATTTTTATTTGTTCTTAAATCTTCTATTCCAGTTATTCTTTCTACTAATTGTAATTTATTATCCATAATTTTACTAACTACAGTTACATCATCTTCCCTAGATAATGTTTCTGTACCTTTCATTAAATTATCAATATTATAACCAAGTGATTCTAATTCTTGAATTACATCTTTATCTTTTAAAGATAGTCCAGTTCCAATAGTTGGATCTCCATTTTTACTTTTCATATATTCATATTGTTCTAATGTTACTTTACTACCTTCACTAGCCATTGGTGTAGTCTGTCCTTCTTTTAAACCTTTTATATTTGTTAATCCTGTTATCTGCATATTTTCACCATCATAACCAGTTTGACTTTTATAATTAGTATCGTAAACATTTGGATAATATCCACCTTCATGTTTTTTTGTAAAATCGTAAAATAAATTTGTTCCCACTTGTTTTACTCCCATTGCTGTTTCTACTCCTCCACTATATTTAGCTGCAAAAGAATCATCTAATGCTCCACTTTGTTTACTTTTTTGATAAGCCAAAAAATCTAATTGATTTTCTTGCGTTAATCTTTCTATTGTATTCATATCTATAGGTGCAATATTTGGCAACCATTCAATGTCATTAAACATTCTACCTAAATCTTCAACACCGTTTTTACCTTTATTAATTGCACCAAGAGTTAAATCAAATAAACCTTTTAATGTACTATTAAATTTTGGTTGATCTTTAGGTTCAATTCCATATCTTTCATAATAAGGATTTGGATTATTTTGCATATATTCTTTTTTTTTAACATTATTACCAAACCACTCAATCCATTTTTTATTATTATATTCTCCTCTAGTTTGTTCTAAACTTAAACTTTCTTTAAATATTCTATTACTTTGTGGTTGAAATGCATTGCTAGGATTATTTGGATCAGCAATATTTACAAACATTCCAGATCCGTCTGGATCTATAGATATATTATAAGTAGGATTGTTTTTTTTACTTTGATTATTCCAATTAAATTTAATTTGTTTATTATCCCACATTGCATATAAATTTTCATAAGTTAAAAAATCTGTTCCTATACCTGAAGCTACTCTTTCTGAATCTGACATATTCATAACATTTTCTTGGATTGTCATAACTGCATCTGTCATAATATCATCTTTACTCATTCCTTTAGAAAGGTATGTTTGCATCATTGGAAATTTAACTAATTCGGTCATTCTGCAAATCCATAATTTAAATTTTTTAATGCTTGAAAAATAAATTGTTTTTGTGTTCTGATAGTTTTTAACATTTGTTGTTTAGTTATTGTTTGTGGATTGTCAAATTCTGATAATAAATATCTAATTACTATTGGCTCTATTTCTTGCATTGCAAAATTAAATTCTGGTATTAATTGATTATCTTTACCTTTAATATTAAATTCAACTTCTTCAGTAATAACACCTTTATCTGCAAAGAACAATGCCCACCATGGAGCATCTTCTTCTTCATCTGTTAACATATCACTCATTATACTTTGAACAGTATCACCATCAGTATCTAAAATTTCATAAACTTTTTTTTCTTTTTCATCATACAAAGTTTTATCAGGCTGTACTCTACCATACCATCTTTCAATTTCTTGATTTCTTTGTATATTATTTTTGTCATTTAATTCATCAATTTTTTTTTGTGTTAAAGTACTTAAAAATTCTTCTGATGGATTTCCTATTTTCATAAGTGCATTATCTAAATTAACAAGATGCATAAAATTTTCACTAGTTGTTTCAGAAAATGCTAGAGGATTTAATGTTTTTTGATTATTAATAATTCTTGCAAATTCTGCTCTTTGGATTAATTCTTTATAATCTTCACTTCCAGCAACTGTATTTCCACCAAATGCTTGTAAAGTGTCCATTTGTCCAAAATAATTTTCTAACACAGAAGGAACTGTATTAAAATCTTTACTCAAACTTACTAATACATCTACTAAAGGATTTGCAATTTGCACACCTTCTTCATTAAAATATTGATTTAAATCTAAACCTGTATAATCAGCATATAGTAAATTAGGATTTATAATTTTCATTGCATTAAACATTTGTTTATCTACTACTTTTTGTTTAACTTCATCAAAATTAACAGCAATACCAAAATATTCTAAAGATTCTATTACTTTATTAGTTTCAATATTAATATTTAAATTACTATAATTAACAGCTAAATTCTCATCAAGATAAACTAAACTATTAGATAAATCATCTATTGCAGAACTTGTGTACCATTGATCTTTTATTACTTTAGCTTCCTCTACAGTAAAATTATTTTTAGATATTATAGCATTAACTTCTGCTTCAGTATCAGGTAACACAAAATTTTCAAAACCTTTTACAATATTATTGTATGTTTCTTGTTTATCAGTTTTTATTCTTATTCCTAATTTAGTTTGTTCTGCAATAATTTCATTATTAAAACCTTTTACAAATTCATTTACACTTTGTATTATTTTTGTTCTATCATTAACATCTGTGTCCATAAATACTTCTTGATTATCATTACTATCTGAATCAGGAGATTCAATATATTTTCTTGCCCATAAAGTTTGTTTTTGTACTTCTTTTTGAACAAAAGTTAATCCATCTTCATAATCTTCACCATTTAGTAACATTTCTCTATCTTTAGATGCAGCTATTTCTAAATCTAGTCTTGATTTTCCTATTATTCTTTCAGTTTCAAATCCTAAATATAAACCTCTTTCATAATTTTCTGGAGTGTCCATCTGTGATTGCACAGATGCTCGTACACTTTTATAAATATTAGTATAACTTACTATTTTTTCTGACAATTCAGGTAATAAATTCTGCAACCAATATTGTTCATAATCTGCTGGATTAGTATTTGTAATTTCATTTATTCTTGAATTTACAAATGCTACTGATTCTTTTTTATTTGTTTCTAACAAATTTAATATTCTTTTATTTTCAGATTCATTCCATATTGTTTCACCTTTTTGTAAAGCTAATGATCCAGCATATTGTTTTGTATATGCTTTATACCTATCTGGTGATTGTTCTACTAATGAAGCTATATAACTATCAGTTTTTTTTGTAAAAGCATCAGGATCATCATAATGATCTTTTGAGAATTGACTTATTGTTTCTCTTGTAGCTAAACTAAAATCAGTTTTCCATTGTTCTTCTTCTTGTACCCTTCTTCTATCAGCTTCTATATTTAATACTCCAGAAACAGCTTTAGCTGCTTCTCCAATACCACTACCACTATATGCATCAACAACACCTAGTCTACTTTGTATCGAAGATACTGTAACTGGATTTCTTTTTTCTCCTGTAGTTAACGCCATTAAGAATTACCTTTTGGATTTTTAAAAGGATTATTTTTATAATATTTGTAATTAGAATAACCATTTACTAATGAACTAAGAGAATCAGCATATCCACCGAATGTTAAATCTTTTGCTTGAGCATTAAGCTCATAAAGTTGTTGTCTATATTTTGTTTGTACTGATTTTCCCATTAGTCTTATATCTGATATATCTTTAATTCTTGTAGATTCTACTTGTTTATTAATATTAAGAAAAGACATACTGTCATCTGCATAACCAGCAATAGATTGATATGCTAAATTATTAGCTCTTTCTTTTAAAGCTATTTCATTTCTTGCATTTTCTTCTTGAACAGCTGCAAGTGCTGCCATTTTAGTTTCTGTTTCAATTCTATATGCATTTCTATTAGCTGCTGCTTGTGCAGATCTTACTTGAGCTATACTTCCTATAGCTGATATACCAGCTGATGCCATCATTAATTGAGAAGAAGTTACTCCTTTTATAGCCATCATTGCTGCTGAAGCACCCATTATGCGAATTGTATCTCCATTGCTAGACCTAATACCTTTAATGGTAGAGGTTCGTTTTGTGAAATAGTAATAGTTGGTGATTTACTATAACCCAAAAAGTTAAATTCTTTTTTACCAGTCTCTGCACTTAAATCAGAACCTAATGTAAAATTAGATTGTTGAATAACTAATTCTTTTGCACCTATATCTGAAGCCTTCATAGTAACATCTAATCCTCCTGAAATATCTATAATAGCTTTAGTAATCCTTCTTGGCTGTCCTGTCAATGGTCCAGTATCTATTTCTTTATCAATAGGCATAGTTTCTAATATTGGAGTAAAGTTATAACCAACTCTTACACCAGTAGGTTGTGGAGCATTAGTCAATGTAATCCTTGAATTAGCATCTATTGTATAAGTACCCAAAGCACCATTCCCATAAACTGCTTCTACCACATTTGTGGCTTCATAGATAGCATTAACTGTATGTGTGAATCCTTTTACAATAGTTACTACAGCATTATCAGCTGGTGATGCAGCTAAACTTTGATCTAATTGTAAACTGTATTCATTAGTATCTGTATTAGTTACAGCTTGTATAGTATATATTGTAGCATTTCCAGCTATTGAAAATGTTTCTAATATTTTTGGAGCAGTAGTAATTCCATCAATTAATAATGTTGCTCCTGATTGACTTGCTCCTTTAACAACAGGACTTCCTTTTTGATAAACAGTTGTTAATGTTGAGCAATCTACAGTTATTGAATCATCATTACTAAACTTTTCTAACAAATATTTATTTCCTGAAGGTAGTACTCTTAGAGTAATTACAAATAAAAACTCATTGATAGATGTAATACTATGAAACTTATCGTTTGTTTTAGTATTCCATATTGTCCAACCAGCTATTTTCTCATCTCTAATACTATGAAACACAGCTATTTGTCCATCTAATGTAGATCCACTATTTAAGAAATAAGCAAATTGCTCTGGTCTTTCTTCATTACCTGTCATCATAGTTAATTGTTTAGGATTGTTAATAACTTGACTAGACAGAACTGATATACTGTTTGACTTATAAGCTTGTTCTAAATCTGAATATACATACTCTCTAATTGATTTACCATTTTTAGAAGTAAAGATAGTAGCACCATCAAAAGGAACTGGGTTAGCTCTATTACAACCATAAGGTGTTTGTCTAAGGAAAGCTATTGTTGCTGGAGTAATTGCTTGATCTGCTGTTTGTGGTACAAAGAACTCACCAGCATCAGTAAAGATTTGTAAGTTTCTACCAGATAATAAATGTCTAATTTCATTAACACTATCAGAAGTTATTGATACATTAATTGCTTCATTAGCTAATCCTGTACCAGTATCAAAATTAAAATATCCACCTATCTGTGAAGCTACTACTACAGAAGGTGCATCTCTACCACCAGCAAAAAATAATCTATTATCGTGAAATGAAACTGCTTGAGGATATCCTCTAGGTGTAGAAAATAATTCTTCTTGCCAATCGTTATGAGGTCCAGCACCACCATCTACTGTTACTATAATAGTTCCTTCAACAACTGTTGCACTTGTATATGCTGTAATTTTTATTTGTGATCCATCAACTCTTATATAATGACCTACATAATCAGCAGTCCAAACATCAGAAGAAGCTGTAATAGTTCTTCCTGTTCCTGTAGCAGCACTAGATAAAGTAACAGATACAGTAGGAGATTCATATTTATAGAAAGGTGCATGGATTTTATACGCACCTGAAACAACTATATCTTCATCTAATTCAAAAACATATAAACTAACAGCAAAACTAGAAGCACTATTTCTTTTAATCTGTATTATAGGATTGTTTCTATTTGTAAGAAATATTGTATCTCCAAATTGAGCATAATTTAATTCAAATAATTGAGCTGTAGTCCAATTACAATTAGCTGTTATATTACTTTCAATTACTACTCCATCAGAATCATAAACATCTAATCTATTATTAGATAAAACAAAAAGAGCTGTCTCATCTTCAGAAAATATAAAAGGAATTATTCTTGATTCAGCTGGTAATTCAGCTGTAAACTGTGTAGCTGGTCTACGCATAACACCACCTTCATCTAATAGATACCAATTCTTACATTGCCTAGCACCTTCAAAATATGCTTTAGCATCTATTCTAGCGTTTAATAATGGATTAAGTTCTCCAGAAGAGAAGTTAGTAAATACCTGTCTTACTTTTCTTGGCATTAGTAATTAACAAGTCCACTTCGACTGCTCCTTCTTTCAGCTATAAATCTTGTTGTATTTAGTTTTTTAGTAGTTGTTTCTTGAGAAGCAATATTTCTAGCTTTAATTAATTGTCTTTCAGCTTTGACTTCATAAGATTGTAAGATATCTGCATCTCTACCTATAGCTGCACCAAATACACTAGCTAGTCTATAGACTAAAGCTAATCTAAAATATGTAGGAAATAATGATTCATCTTGTCTAAAAACATAATCCATATAGATCTTACTATCAGATCCATAACCATTAAGATATATTTTATCTCCATATCTTGAATAAGGAATAGGGTGATCGTTATTAGTAACTGTCATAATAGTTATAACAGCTGGATCAGTAGGCATTTGATATGCATATTCATATCTACTAGTAGGAGCATCAGCTAATAAAGATAATTGTTTTTGTCCCATTGCAAATCTCCAATGAGATTCTGATAATAAGGATTCTACATTTTCTTCGTATAGTGTACTTGCTACTTGGGCTTCAGTAGAGTTATCATCAAAAGATGAAATCTTATTAGCACCAATTAGGACTAGTCCTTGTGAAGCAATATCTACTTTAGTTACTGCCATTTACCCAGCTATATTTACTGATAAATTTTTTCCGTTAACAGAACTTACTCCATATTTACTAAGCATAGCTAAATAATTATTAAACATAGATCTTTCTTTTCTAGGATCTTCAGAAAGTAATATAGCATCTAAACCAGCTATTGCTCCTCTTACTATACCCATTTCTTTTGAACTTAACTGTGAACTAGAAGTAATTTTATTTTTATTAGGATCATTAAATGAAGTCATAAAATTTCCATCAGGTTGTTTTTTAACATCATACAATGATTCTTTAGGTGTAGAAGATTTTACCATAGAAGCAGTTAAAGATACTCCTTGTCCAATAGCAGCTCCAGCTCCAAATCCCATAAGTCCACCACCAACTCCAGCACCAACCATAGCACCAGTCATAGCTCCCTCAATAGTATCTGTATCTTGAACAGTTCTTCTAGCTTCTTTTCCCATATTTCTATCCGCAGTTCCACCTAATTTTGTTGGTTTCCCTCTTGCTTTAGCAATAGCATCTTTAGTTGCTCTTAAAGCTTTACCAGTTGCTTTTCCTCCAGCTGCACCTATTACAGAACCTACACCAGCACTAATAGCAGTTCCACGATCTATTACTTTTTCACCAGCACTAACAGTTTTACTTACAACTTTTTTTACACTTTCTGGGGTTTTATCTGAAACTTTTTTTCCTACTTCTTTTGCTTTTTGAGTAACTTTTTTACTAGCACTTTTTGCTTTACTTGTAGCAGCTGTTGCAACATTTTTTAATTTGTTTGTTTGTGTTGTGGTTACATTAATTGCTTTTTGTAAACTTTTATTTTTAAGTAATTGTTTTGCTAGTTTTAGACCAGCTCCTATAATTGCCATTTTTTTTTATCCTTTATGTTTAGTAGGGGGATTTCTCCCCCCACATATTAAATGTTAATTAAGCTAATATTACAGTTGTAACAGTAGAAGCACTTGAAGCAGATACAATTAAGATATCTACTACAGCGTTTGAGCCACCACTATTTACAATTATAACATCTCCAGCAGTTAAATCAGCGTTAGATAACAAAAAGTAATCAGCATCATCTATTGCAGTAATTGCGTCTCCATCTGTGTAATACCATAAAGAATTAGTATCACCCATTTGGGTTGCTTTCTTAACAGGGTTGTTTATTGCATATGCCATATATAACTCCTATTCTGCACATTTCTGGATCTTAATACCATTGGTGTCAATCAAGATTGAACCCATTGATAAATAAGAAGTTAATAAATTAGCTACTTTTTCAGGAATGTAATTTACTTCTGTTCTTACTTCTGAACCTACACCTAATCCCATAGATGACTTGTGCCATGCGATTGTGTGTCTGTCAGTTGAACCTGAAGTTTCAAGACCTGAATGAACAAATGTTAAGAAACCTAAAAATCTCTTAGCAGTATAGTTCATACCAGCGAAAGGTAATTGGCTTGGACCTATATAATCTAGGTTAGACCAGTTATCTTCTGCAAGAAGATCACCCCATTGTTCTGGACCAATAGCCCAGTATCTTTGGTCATCATCAGGAACATCATCTGTTCCAAATTTTGCTTGCATATCTTTGAATTTAGCTACATTCATATCTGTTGCTAGTGAAGTTGTACCATTAGCTCCAGCATTGTTAGCAACCTTAGTTGCTGATTCCATTGCTGTTGTAATAATACTGTCTGTTTTACGACCTAGAGCGTAAGCTGCGTTATTCGCAATTACTGCTCTTTCGTCAATGTTTGTCTTAAGCTCATCTAATTTATCTACATAGTCTGATGCATAGTAATCTGCTAAAGTAGCTGTTACATTTGTGTGAGAAATGTTCATTGCTACAACCTCTGCGTGTCTCGCTTTAGTTGTTGCTTCACCAGTTCCAACTTTTTGGAACTTAACAGATTCACCTGATACACCATTAACTACACGGATTAAATTTTTGAGTTTGCTGCCTTGTCTTTGGTAAGCCATATGCACTTCAGCTTCAAACTGTGTGATAAAGGCTTGATCGATAGTTGCACTCATTTTATCTCCTTTGAGTTTATGTTATTAATAGTAAAAAAGATTATCTCTTTTGGAAGCAATCGTTATCCAATACAGGGCGATCCTAATGCCATTCGAGGTCTTATTGATTTAGTTAATAACTATTTAGAGAAATAATTCAACGCACAAATTTAAGTGATTGTATGTTTTCTGTAGGAATTACAGTTGTATCGCCTATATCCGTATCATTATAGGACATAAAGACGATACAAGAATTTTTATTTTTGCACAGTAAATAACCTTCAGTTACATTAATTGCTGGTACAAACTTTATAGCTTCATCAGGATCTAGCCATATTGCATGGCTAATAGCATCTCTCCAATGAACTCTTACTTTTTTTAACTTTCTTTTTTTAACTACTGTATTTTTGGTATAAGTCTGTAACTTTTTTAATATATGCTTGATCTTTTGCTCCATCTTTCCAATACCTTTCGTCATTCATCATTGATCTTAGATCTAATTTAGAAGGAGATACATCTATCTTTGTTTCTGTACTAGGAATAGGTGCATCTTTATTGAGTGCCATAATTTCTTCTATAGCTTTTACACCATCAGCTGTAGTAGCTACATTAGATAAAGCATCATAACTTGATTCACTTAGATTTTTCTTAGCCCATAAATCAGCAGCTTCAATTCTTGTATTAGCATTTTCACCTAACAAATTCATTTGAGATTCTCTATCAGGTAATGCCGCTACTTCATTATTAACAAAAGCTTCAATACCTTTATTGAAATCTTCATTAGACAATCCTTTTGATCTAGCTGTTTGTTCCCACCATTGTAGTAAAGGTTGTTCAGGATCAACATCTATATTAACACCTTCAGGTAATTCAGGTAATTGGATTTCATAAGATTCAGGAGCAGTACCTTTAATATCTGCTAATACTTCTTCTCTAATAGTACCAGCTAATTCTTCTGTTCTTTGACCTAATCTTTTTTCTAGTGCTTTATAAGATGCACCCATTTCTTCTACATTAACTTCATTCAAATCTTTATTCCAAAATTTTTCTGGAATATACTCTGGCATATTATTTTCTTCTTCTGTAGTTTCTGTAGTTTCGTTTAATTGATCTTCACTCATTTGTTAGTACCCTTCTTTATTTTATTTTTTATAATGTGTAATAAATATCTCTGTCCTTCTAAATGCCATAGGGTTGAATCTGTAGCTTGTGGAGAACATACACTATTTATAGTTATAGATTCTAAATACTCAATAACTTTCTTTCCGTCTATTTGATTAAATACTGAAGCAAATACTTGATCTACTTCATTAACTTCACCCTTGAGGGATTTCTTGTTCTGGAGGTCCTGCCAACTCATTTTGTGGCATATTAGCTTGTTGTTGTGCAGATTGCAACTGTGAAACCATTTCTTGTTGTTCTTCAGGACTTCTTACTAGTTTTTCTGGTAGATTCATTTTATCTACTAGATATCTAGCTACTTCATCTTGCTTAACAACCATATTCAATACTTCTGGTCCAAATGTACCACCAAGTATTTCAGAGAATCTCATGACATCAGCTATATCTTGTTGATGTTGTGCTTGAGATAATGGTGAAGTAGAAACAACTTTAACTTCTCTATCATTAACTTTAGGTATATTAATCCTACCTTGTTTAGTTAAAATTCTAATAACCCTTCTTAATAAAGGAGTAACAAATTCAGATTGTAATCTACCAAACGAAGAACCAATTTGTCTTGATAGGTCTGACATTCTTTCTGCTACTTCAGTAGCTGACATAGGAGTACCTTCAGGTCTACCTAATGATTCCATAAATAAAGCTTTCTTAATATTAGCTCTCATATCAGTTAAAATTAATTGAGCTACATCAAATCTTCCAGCAGCTGGAAGTGCTTGTAGTCCTCTACTGTTAGGTGCTACAGGAATTAAAGCCCCTGGAACTAAAGAAATATTTTCTGGATTAATAACACCATCATCTTCAAATGTATAGATACCACTAATAGCCATTTGAGCATTTTGTAAAATAAGTTCTACTGTTAGGTTTGTAGTTTTGATTGCAGCCATTGCATTGAATACTGGTCCACGACCATACACTTCACCTGATGCTTTGTTCCATCTGTAAACTATATAAGGATTTGATCCTACTCCTTCAAGTTCAGTTTCAAAAATCATCTCTTGCATATCCATACATACTACACAGTATTTATATCTTTCTTCGTTTGGTTTATCATATAGTCTAAACACACCTTCAACTATTTTAGTTTTAGTATCCCCATCTTTTTCAATTTTCTTTAACATATCAGATGACATAGTCGCTTTAGGATAAGCAATAGAAATCCTATTATAATTCATTGATCTTTTTCTAAAGATTGTATCAACTTTATTACTTGGTCCATTGTTAAGCATTACTCTTGGTAGAGGAATAGCTTGGAAATTAATTGGGTTTAAACTATCTCCTTCTTCTACTAACAACACAGCAGTACCAATAGCTAAGTCCATAAATGATTCGTGTACTTCTTGATTAAAATTAGATCCACCTAGTATTTCAAATACATATTGTGTAATAGCATCTAGCTGTTCATTAACTTCAGGAACTGCTTCAGCTGGTATTTCTGATCCAGCTTCAAAGTTTGCCCAACGACCATAGGTTGGAACTATTCCAGCTTGTAGTCTTGATGCAAATTCTTGTATTCCTACTACAGCCGTTTCATCAAATATTTTATCTGTTCTTCTTTCTGCAATCGTTTCATCATAGAACGATTCTCTTTGTGGCATTGTGTATTCATAAGCTTCTTCATATTTATCTTTCCAGTTGTCAAAGATATATTCTGAATCTTTATATTTTTTAAGAAATGAAGCTACTCTATTATCTGTTCCTCCATAAGAGGCATTGTCTGCTGTAGGTGTTGGTATATACATTATTACATAGTTCCTTTAATAAGTTTATTACTAGAAGCATATAATGCTCTACCTTGTTGACTAGCTTTTGTTGCACCAGTTCTAGCTCGTCTTGGATCATATCTAGTTTTAGCTGTAGTTTGAGAATAACCTCCTCCACCTCCTCCACTAGAAACAGTTTTTACATCTTTGTTATTTCTATTAGTTTGTGTAGATGTAGTTCTACCTTTATTATAATATTCACCTACATATTCAGAATATGGTCTTTTTGAAGCATAGTATAAAGAAGTAAATGCAAGTGGCATACCTGACATTACTCCTCCTAATGCCATTAAACCTTTTTTAACTGTATCTTGTGATTTAAACATTTCTTCAGATAAAGGAGTTCCCATATCTCTAGCATTTTGTGCAGCACCTCTACTTACATTTGTATAAGCACCTGAAGAATTTATTGGATCGTAAACAGTTCTTGTTCTACCCATAGCATCAGTTACTTGTCTTGCTTTAGCTTGACCTTTTGATGATAAATATTCTCCTCTTGCTTCATTGTAATCAGCACCATACATTTGATTTTTATTTGATGAGCTATATCCAACAGCATTTCTATCTTGGAATCCACCCATAGTGGTTTGTATTCCTAATTTATTTCTTGCATATGCATCTGCACCACTAGCTAATGTTTGCGTGGCATTGTTTTGTCTAGCTAATTTTTGTTGAGTAGTTTCATTCCTCATTGATGGAGGAACATTAGTTTGACTACTTTTATCTCTAGTAGGATTATTACCTCCCATTATATTTCTTTACCATTTTGAAAAAATCCTTTTTGACCTGATTTACTAAACAATGATCTTTGACCAGTTAATCCTTTTCCATATCTTTTTTTTTGTTTTGTTCTGTCAGCTTCTTGTTTTGCAACTTCATCTGCTTCTTCTTTACGCTTTCGTTCAATATCTTCTCGTAAAGCTCTATCAGCTTCAGTTTCTTTGTAAGATGTCGATCCAAATATACTACCCATAATTAATGCTGTTATAAATCTATTTCACTATACCCACGTTTTTTCAACGCACAATATAACTGATAGGGTGAAAAGATCCACCATTTATTTAATCCTATTAGTCTTTGTACATAACTAACACAGCTATGTTCTTTAATCCATGAACCCATAAAGCTAGGAAACCCAGTTCTTTCTGAAGTATTTTCTCCTTTAAGGACTAATCCTTTTCTTATTCTTACTAATCTAAAGAAGGCATCTGCTTCCTTATCTGATATAGTTTCCACTAATATCTGCCCAAAGATATATTCTATAATGATCCAATGCTTGGTATCTGTATCATAACTGATAACCCCACAATGTTTAAAGCCATCTTTGAAATACTTTGTTTGCCAATGTCCATCTTCATTATGAACGAAGTAAACTAGAAACTCATTTTGTTTTGCCATATTGATTTTTTCTTTTTCTTATTATCAAATATATTCCAACTTCTAGTTTTAGCAACAGTAGAATTTGTAGCTTTGCCTATAGTTAATTGTTTTCCTTCTCCAGCACCCATTAATAAATACTGTAAAGCATCATGAACATGAGAATATTTATTCTTATTAGGCTTTTCATCATAACGATCACCAGATGTTTGTATTCTTCTGTAGTGGTATCCTCCATTAAAACCTTTTTTAAGATTCACACAGTTAGAATTTAAAATAAAACCAGCCTTTCCCTCTACCAATCTACAAAGAGCTGTCTCTACAGCTTCTATACGCAGAGAAACATCATTACTTGGAGCTGGTCTAGCCTTAACTCCTTGCGCTCTCATAATTTGGAAGGGAGTAGCTTCATCTGTCTGCACTCTAAAGTCTCCAGCTGGATCACCATAGATATCTATAGGTAGACCTTTGTATGTTTTAGCTATTTCATGTTTAAGTAATTCAGTAAACCTAACAACACCCATATCAAAACAGACTAACTCTTGTAGAATAACCCATCTACCACTAGTTAATTTCTGTGCAAAGACTGCTGCTGGTGTTAATCCAAAGTCAATTCCAATAAATACTTGTGTAGGAAATGGAGTAATAAGTTCTTCACTAAGATGCATTTTCTCTGACCAGCTTGGATAAACTGGCTTACCTTCTTCTAATGAACCTAGTTTATTCATAACATAAACATCAATCCACCCTTTAGTTTTACCTTTAACTATATTGGTATAGTAAAGATCTGTAATATTTTTCTTATTTTCACATAAAGGATTACGATCATACCCAATAAGTTCACCTTTATCATCTTTCTTTTCTAACAATGCTGGTGGCTGTGTATGAAAACTCCAGTTGTCAGGCTTGACTAACATGATTGCTTCTTCTCTTGAGATGTGATCTGGTACTGGTACATCACCAGCCATGACTGCCCACCAATGATCTTCTTCAGGAGCATTAGTATCTGCGATAACTCCATACCATGAAGCACCACCATCACGCATAGAAGGGTATCTACCTACTCTCATAGTACAAGCATCTATAATTGACTTAGGTAATTCTCTAGCTTCATTAACCCAGACACCAGTAAGCTCTAATGATAGTAGCTTCTTAACATCTTCAGGTCTATCAAGAGCTAGGAATATAACTTCTAGATCTACATCACCTATAGTCATTTGATGAGTATAAGGAACTGACCATCTGAATGGTCCGAACTGATTTTCTGGAAACCAATCCAGCCATGTTTTAATAGTAGTAGTTTTTAATTGAGGGTTCGTGTTTCTAATAACAGCCCAGCGAGACT